GAAGCATAAGGTCGCACCTATCTGCTAGTGTCCAATTATGGACAAAATCGCAGAACGCATTGAGAAACTAGGCGCAGCCAAACTTATTGGCTCACACCCTTCGGGATCAGCTGCATGGATGGAGCAGCGACAAGACTCCATTGGTGGCAGTGACATAGCCTCCATACTAAATCTATCCCCATTCAAGTCATGCCTAACGCTTTGGTATGAGAAGGCCGGGGCGTTAGATCAGCCCGAAGCCACTATGAGGATGAAGCTAGGCAATTACCTGGAAGAAGGTATTATTCGTGCCTACGCAGATGACAACCCTAATCTCACTATCTACTACGCAGACTGGACTTTCGAAAGCACAGAGAACAGCAAGTTTCACGCTAACCCAGATGCAGTAATTGAGGACAAGCTAGGCAATCTCTCGATTCTTGAGATCAAGCACACCGGTAGATACTGGACTGAGCTGCCCGAATACTACCGCTATCAAGTTCTTTGGTATCAGTATGTGACAGGGCTAAAAAACCCTGCAACAGTCGTAGCGGTCACAGGTGGCGACCTGAAGCAGTTTATAGTCGAGTGGGATGAAACCCTTATGGAGTATGTCAAAGGCGCTGTAAACGCATTTCTGGGCTTGCTAAGTATGGGTGAGCCACCAGACCACGATGGAAGTGATTCGACCTATCAGACGATCAGAGACATCTCCCCCGACATTGAGGACGTGGAATACGAGCTAGAGTGCGCCACTGAGCTGCTGGCTGCTAAGCAGATTTTCGATGCAGCAGAGGAAAACCTACAGAAATACAAAGCCAAAGCCCTAGACGAAATGCAGGGCGCAAGAATTGGGACGTTCCAGGGCGTTCCCATAGTCCAGCTGCAACAACGCGGAGCTGGCAAACCCTACCTAACGTTTACGAGAGGATAACGATGTTTAACATGAACGAATACGAGCCGGATTGCTGCCTTCTGGGACAAATACCCCAATGGGAGATTGCACACTGAGATAGTGCTAATCAACGAAACTGAGATTGTCATAAAGGCAAGTGCCTTCACAGACAGAGACGATCCACGCCCTGCTGCTATTGACTACGCCCAGGAATCACGCACAAGCGGGCAGCTAGTCAAGTTCGCTGTCGAGAATTGCAGCACCAGCAGTTTGGGCAGAGTCCTAGCGACACTAAACTTCCAGCCCAAGCGAGAGAACAAAGCCGGTGAGCTAAGGGCTGTTCGACCTAGCAGGGAAGAAATGAAGAAGGTCGCACCTAAGACAGAGCGCAACTGGGCAACTGAAGCAACTGTTCTAGCCGGACAGGGCAACGTTCCTGGACTACGCGCACTTTACAAAGAAGCACAGGCAGCCAAAGTAGGCGATGAGCTTTTGCAGTCAATCAAGGACATGGCTAAGAGCTTAGAGAAATAAGAAAGCGGGGCAGGCACACAGAAAAACCTACCCCGCTACGCTTATTAGCGTTACCCTTACCACGAAAGGTAATCGAATGATAGCACACAGACAGGACAACATGAATCAGATTACACAGAAAGACACAGGATACTTTCAAGGTTATCAACATGGCAGAGAGGACATGAAGAAAGCCCTCACCATAGATCTCTGGGAGTATGCAAACAAGATAGAAAACCTAGACCCAGAACTACATTCTCTGCTCACAATTTGGATAGTCGAGCTAGAGAAAAAACGATAGCTATACCTACTATAGTAATTATTAATAATTCTTAGTAATTATTAGACTAAATACCTAGCTAAATAACTAAAACTATTTTTAGGTATTAGGTTAGTAATTACTAAAAATACACGAAAGGAAAAAATCAAAATGCCACAGATACAACTTGCAGGCGATGTTCACATGATTCGCTGGGAGGGCAAGCGTGTCTCTATTTGGGAGAACGTGTCACTTCCTAACGGACAAGAGGGCAGCAGACTTTGGACTTGCTGGTTTGCAGCACCTACTGACCTACAGGAACAGGATTGGGCTGAGATCAGAGGTGAGCTGTCCACCAAGATTGGGCAATACACAAACAAAGCCGGTGAGGAAAAGACTGTTGTCGAACATCACATACAGAACGCAGAGCTAGTCCAGGTGAAAACCAAAGCAGAGCAAGAAGCTAACAAAGCTCAGACTGCCTTCGACGAAGTGCCGTTCTAATGATTCAGGCTTTCATTCCAGGCATACCCCAACCACAGGGAAGCAAAGCAGCTTTCCAAAGAGGGGGCAAGATTGTCATGATTGAAAGCAACCGAAAGCTACCAGCGTGGAGAAAGCTAGTGACTGAAAAACTAGAAGCTGCAAACGTTGGATGCGAACCGCTAACTGGCGCAGTTGCGCTTGACGTAATGTTCTTTCTCCCAAAGCCAAAAAGCGTTACTAGGGCTTTCCCTTTCGTAAAACCAGACCTCGATAAATTGTGTAGGGCGATAAACGACTCCGCTACAGATGCCGGAATAGTAAACGATGATTCCCAGGTGGTTGAAATCGTGGCTTACAAGTGCTACGCAGACACCGAATTACCCGCAGGGGCTTTAGTTACCTTCAGCGAGTTTATCGGCGTGTCGCTCGACAAGTAAACCCTAAACCCTTACCTTAGAGTTACACAGAAAGGTAATCATGCTAGAAAACCTAAAAGCAGCAGTGACCAAGAGGCGCTATCCCTGCGCCACAAGAATCTTTTACGATTCACTCTCAGAGGCAGACAAAGAAATCCTTATGGACTGCCTAAGCAATCCAGACGTTTCCCACAACTCACTTTCTAAAGCCTTACGCGCACAAGCCGGCATCACACTCGCAGATACTTCAATAGCCAGACACAGGCAGGGACTCTGCTCATGCTCGAAAATCTAAAGCCCGCGCAAAAGATTGAAACACCCAAAGACTGGCGACCCGCTGTCGAATTCGATGGTGAGCAAGGCAGCGCTACTCTGCCTGCTGTTCCTGCTGGGGAAGTCCCCGACTTTGACGAATTTCTACTGGATCAAGGCTTCGACCCAAAGGAATACGAAATTGTCGGAGCGCCAAGAACTTCCAGGTGGCAGAAGTATGACGGAGATTGGCTAACTGCCTATCGGTTCACCTTTCGCAAGCTAAACGCTTCGATTGACTTACCACTATTGTGGAAAACGGCTAAGGGCAATAAGGCAAAGCCTAAAGCAGTAGTTGAAGGTAAAGCCCTAGTCGTAATGCTTGCAGACTTTCAGCTAGGCAAGGTAGATCACAGGGGCGACACTGAGACACAGCTTGCTCGCATCTTTGCTGCCTATGACGAACTAGAAAAGCAGTTCAAGCGCGGTAAGTATGAAAAGATACTGCTTTGTGACATGGGAGACATAGTCGAAGGCTTTTACAACAAAGCTGACCAGCAACAGACCTTCACCAATTCAATGAGCATTATGCAGCAGACCGATTTGGCTGCTTCACTAATGTGGGAGATAGTCAAACGTGCTGCTAAGTATGCACCGGTGACTTATGCAACTGTCGCTTCTAACCACTGTCAATTTAGACTTCACAAGCAAACAGTCGGACAGCCTGGTAAGGATGATTGGGGCATTGTCATAGCACAACAGCTACACAGGCTAGCCAAAGAAACAAACACTGATCTCAGGATTCTAGTGCCAGAACCAAGCGATGAATCTCTTGCACTAGATGTATTTGGTGACTCATTTCACATTCTTGGTTTGTGGCATGGACACCAAAGCAATCGCCCAGAAGCAGTTCCCCAATGGTGGGAGAAACAGGCTTTTGGAAACCAGCCGGTAGCAGCAGCAACCATAGGGCTAACCGGCCACTTCCATCACTTGCGCGTTCAGGAATTAGGACTTTCGGCCAATGGAGGCAGCAGGTATTGGATACAAGGTAAAACTATGGATAACGGAAGCAGTTGGTTCAGGCTGACTCAGGGCAGCGACTCACAGCCTGGACTGACTTGCTTTGAATTAGAGCGCAACAAACACTTCACAGGCAGCGTGTTCAATGTATAGTGTTAGTAACACACAGAAAGGTAAGAACATGAAGTTCTTTGCAATCGCACTAGGCACAGCCCTAGCAATAGTAGGTGTTCACTTCATCATTGGATGGATTGCCTACAACGCACCACTACTAACAACCATCTTGCTCATGACTGGCTTTGCATGGTTTGTTGTTGCTCTACTGGATGACCTGGGAGTAATTACAATTGATTTGTCCAAAGTGTTCAAAAGAACATCACGATAGAACTAAGCTCAGTGTCCCTTGTGGGCGCTGTTATGGAAAAGGAACATGGCAGACTGGCACAACTCGACAGAGTGGGCAAAAGCAAGGGCGTATGCCAAGACAGTCCTAGAGCCTATCTGCGTAGTTTGCGAAAAAGAACTGGGGGGAGGGGATTGGACGATAGATCACATAACCCCCGCACAGAACGGAGAACCAAACCATGACATCAGTAACTTGCAATCAATGTGCCGGAGTTGTAACGGCAGGAAGCAAGACCGCACCCTTGTCCGCACCGCATGGCGCTCGCCACGCTGGTGATAGGCTGACACTACGGCAGGAACTAGCTAAAGGGCTAAAGGGCTACGGCAAGCACCAATTGAAAAAATAACCCATAGGGGCGTTTTTTCTAGGGTCGCTGCCAAT